CGCGGCCGTCGCCCCGCTGATTGCTCAACTGGTGGAGCAACTGGCGCCGGTGATGACTCAGCTGGCCGAGCTGCTGGCCCCGATCATCGAGCAGCTGGGTGCGGCGCTCATGCCGGTCATCCAGGCACTCGGCCCCGTGCTGTCGGCCCTGTTCGCGGTCCTCGGACCGCTCATCAACGACCTGCTCGCCGCGATCGTTCCGGCCATCGGCCCGATCGTGAGTGCGCTGTCGGCGGCCCTGATCCCGGCGTTCCAGCTGGTGGGGACGACGGTGAAGGCCCTCATGCCGATCGTCATCCCGATCATCAACATCATCCGGGACGCCTTCGTCAACATGATGAGAGTCATCCAGGGCATCGTCAACGTCGTCATGGGTATCATCACGGGTAACTGGTCCCAGGCGTGGAACGGGATCAAGCAAATCGGCACGGGGGTGTGGAACTACATCAAGTCGGCGTTCTCCAACTTCGGCCAGCTGATCGTAGGAATAGCCCAGGCGGCGTGGAACCTTCTCGGGAGCGTCATCTCCGGCGGGTGGAACCTCATCAAGTCCGGAGCCTCGGCCGCATGGAACGGAATCACGTCCACCATCTCCTCGGGAGTGAGCCGGGCCGTCAACTTAGTGCGGAATCTCCCCAACAGCATCAAGAACATCTTCTCCAACGCGGGTTCGTGGCTGCTGAGCGCGGGTAAGAACATCATCAACGGCCTCCTGAACGGGATCTCGTCGATGATCGGGGCGGTCAAGAACAAGCTGAGCCGGCTGACCAGCATGCTCCCGTCCTGGAAGGGCCCGGCCCCCGTCGACAAGGTCCTGCTCACCCCCGCCGGTGAGATGATCATGCAGGGCCTCATCAATGGGCTGGAGAGCCAGTACGGCGCCGTCCGCTCCTCTCTTCAGGGGCTCACCGAGGACCTGACCAAGCCCGCCACGATCGGGCTCAGCGCTGACGTGCAGCCGCTCCCGGCACGGGCCTCGGCCGGCCGCCCGAACCCTGCCCCGGAGTCCTCCGGATCGTTTGATAAGGGAAGCCGATCAGGCGCTACAATCAACATCACCAACAACTATCCGCAGGCCAAGCCGGACTCGAAGACTCGGGACGAGGTCGCCGAGGGTCTGCGACTGGCCGCGATCATATGAGGAGGGTCACCCACCCATGGCCATCTACTCACTGGACGGCACTGACCTTGACGACATGCGTCAGCGCTGGGTGCTCGCTGAGGGGACGACGCTGTCGACCCGCGGCGAGCCCTGGAACGCCTCCGTGGACATCCCTGGGCGGTTCGGGGTGCTGCCGATCGCGCCGTCCGTCCTGAAGTCTGCCACCGTCGCCCTGAAGTTCACCGTGTTCTCGTGGGCCGACGGCCGAAACGGGAACCGCTGCAAGGAGGGCCTGGAAGTCCTGGAGCGCAACTACCAGGACCTCCTGCGACGCCTGTACGCCTTCGGTCGCCTCCAGACCCTCCAGTACACTCCCAAGGGATCCCCCGTCCGCGAGGCTCAGGTCCGGCCTACGTCCTCCGTCGAGCCGGTCCTCGACCCGCACTCGGAGACGATCACGTTCGCGATCACCTACGAGATCGTCTCCGGACTATGGCGCAGCCCAGTCGACATCGTCGACCACCTTAGCGACATGTCGAAGTTCAACGGCTGCGTGATGCCGATCCCGGACGGGAAGCTGATGCTGGAGCCGACGGCCACCTCGTGCACCGTCAGGGACAACGTCTCTGGCACCTCGATCACCTTCAACGGCTCATTGACCGGCGGCGAGCGGCTGATCGTGGACGTGGCCCGCTACCGGGCCTGGAAGAACCCGTCCATCGAGTGGGAGATCCAGCCTAACGCCCGCAGCGCCGACGGCGAGATCTCGATGAGTCCCGGAGGGTTCCGTGCCACGCCGAACGCTGACGGCCGCATCTCGATGACGCTGACCAACGTGTCGGGCCGCTTCCGCGGAAGGATGGCCTACTGATGCCACGCAACATGGCCTTCGCGCGCGGCATGGCCATGCGCTACGTCGCCTACGAGCAGGCCGGCGCCCGCCTGGGCGTCCTCCCCGATGCTCTGGCGGGCACGTTCACGTGCCCTCGCCAGGCCACGCCGTCGCTCACGCTCTCCTACCCGAACGGGGACATGGGCGTACGTGGCGGCCTGCTCGACTCCGCCGTGGAGATCGCCGTCGAGCTCTGCTACGACGGCCAGACCTGGCACGAGCCCTACAACGCCCGCTTCACCAACCTGTCCTCCGAGTGGAACCTGATCGACGACGGCACCGAGCGCCGTCACGCCGACCTGATCCACATCGGACACCGGCTCGAGGGAGCCCTCGTCTGGAACGTCCCGTTCAACTCCATGGACAAGGACGGGAAGTACAAGTTCAACTCCCGCAACGCCGGCGAGATCCTGCGCACCGTGTGGGACGCCGCCGTCAAGCGCGGATGGGGCGCGGGCCTGACTCTCGACGTCAGCACCTCCATCGACTCGGCCGGGCAGGGCTGGGCGTTCCAGACGACCATCGCCTTCGACCCCTCGGTCTCCATCAAGTCGATCCTCGACACGCTCATGAACATGGGCATGATCGACTACCGGTGGCGCGGGCGCACGTTGCAGGTCTACAACGCCGACTCCGCCTTGAAGCGGGAGAACACCGACGTCGTGTGGCGCCTGGGCGCCGGCACGTCGTCGGCCCCGGAGAAGCTGGACTGGTCCCAGCTGTGCACCCACGTCCTCGTGAAGGGGGACGAGGGGCGCACGTGGACCTTCCCCAACCCCGAAGCCCCGGCCGGGATGCCCCGCACCGAGAAGGTAGTAAGCGCCGGCGGCGTGGCGCTGGAGGCCACGGCCCGGCGCGTGGCTGACCTGACCCTTAAAACCGGCGCCACCCCGGCGGCGGAGGTGAAGCGAGAGTGGGAGGCTGACGACCTCCAGTGGCTCCCCTTCGAGGACTACGCCCTTGGCGACTGGATCAAGGTCGAGCGTGGCAACGGCCTGGAGCGCATGCGCGTCACCCAGATCTCGATCTCGGTAACCGAGAACGGGCGCTGCCAGGGGCACACGACCTTCGGGACCATGCTCGACGACGTCCTCTCCCGCCTCGCCAAGCGCCAGAAAGGCGTGCTGGGCGCGGTCAACTCGGACGGTAAGAACCCCCGCCCGGAGACCCCGAACGGTAAGAACGCCCCCGCCGCCCCTCAAGGGCTGATCGTCACGTCGGCCGCCGTCATCGGCGCCCAGGGCGATGCCGAGGCCGTCGCTACGATCCAGTGGCAGGCGGTCTCCACCGACACGGCCGGCGTGGCCGTGGACGTCACGGGCTACGACATCTCAGTCAGGGAGGTCCCCTTCCAGGCCGGACGTCTGAACACGTCCAAGGACCCTACCGGCGAGGTGTCCGGGCTGATCCCCGGCAAGAAGTACGCCTTCAGTGTGCGCGCCGTCACACGGGAGACCTTGGGCGTGTGGTCCCCGGAGATCATCGAGACGATGGCTACCGACGTCACGCCCCCGCCAGTGCCTCCGCCGCCTCGCCTGTCGCAGACTCTTGGCGTGCTCAACGTTGGCTGGCTGATGCTCGGCGAGAACGGAGAGGGCATGCCCGCCGACTTCGCGGGTGCCGAGGTGAGCGTTCAGCTCCCCGGCGTGGTGCCGGGAGTGTTCAGTACCATGCCCACCCCGGTGCAGCGGATCTCCCTGGCTGGCCTGGAGATGCGCGAGTACGAGGTGCGCATGCGCACCTACGACCGCGCAGGGAACCGGTCGGCCTGGGGCAAGCCCTCCACCATCACCCTCAAGCAGAACATCGACGCCGACGCCATCGCGAAGCAGGTGGAGGACAGGCTCAAGGGTAGTGACGCCATGCAGCAGGCTGCCCGCGAGGGGACCCTCAAGGAGATGAAGCACCTCACCGAGGCCATGACCCAGGTGGCCACCAACCTCGTATCGTCGGGCCCCGTCCCGCCGGATAGTGGGACAATAGGTTCCAGCATGTGGATCGCACCCGATGGGCGAATCTTCGTCCTCAGAGCTGAAGGAGACAGGTAATGCAGCCATACGCAGCCGCTAAGCAGTGGAGGGACGGGTTCGGCGCGAACGAGACCCGGATCACCGCCGCCGACCTCATTCACATCGAGGACGGCATCAGCGCAGCCACCCAGGGCGTGACCAACTTGGAGACCAAGGTTGCGGGCCAGCCGGCCGAGATCCTGAAGCAGGTCCAGGACATCGCCCAGGGCATCCGCACGGCGCTGGACAAGGCGATCCCCGTCGGGACGATCGCCATGTTCGGAGCCGAGAGGGACCCGGAGGGATGGCTGAGATGTGACGGGCGTCTCCTGGACCGCAACGCCTACGCGAAGCTCTTCGCCGTTATCGGGACCGCTCACGGGTTCACCAGCTCCAGCAACTTCCGCCTGCCGGACATTCGGGAGCGCTCAGCGGTCGGCTCGGGCACGAAGTACAGCATCGGCGACAAGGGCGGTAACGCCACCGTCACCCTGACCACCAATCAGATGCCCGCCCACACTCACCAGATCGGTGAGGTCGAGGACCAGGACCGCCGCTTCCAATCCCGCACCGCGGGCCAGGACATCGGCATCGGGTCCAGCGGCTACACCTACCTGACCTCCACCGGTAACAACCCCGGCGGGCGCAGCCCGATCGCGACGACCGCCGGCGGGTCCCAGCCCGTCGACATCCGCAACCCATACATCGGCCTGCCCTACATCATCAAGGTGTCCTGATGCCCGGACCCACTAAGCCGTTCCTCTCCCCCGCGGAAGCGCGAGGCGGGCAGTACGTAACCGTCCCGGCGTTCGCCACCCCGGGCCACTCATCCCCGTCAAACACGCGGGACGCTCCTGGCTCGACCATCGTCTACTCCCCGAAGGGGTGGCGCTGGGAGGAGGCCGGTGACGACTACTCCAAGACGGTCTCCAAGCTGACCGCCGCCACGATGGAGTCCGCGGTGCGTCGCGTCAAGACGTCCTTCGGGGAGGTCTTCTACATCCGCGGGACCTCCGACACGCTGCCCCCGTTCTCGGGCGCCGCCGTCGGGGACACGTGCCGCGTCCAGGACGCCCAGACCTTGAACATCGTGGCGGAGTGGCGCTGGGACGGTGCGCGCTGGGAGCGTATGCGGGTCACGAGCGAACAGATCAGCAATCTAGACGTCGGCAGGCTGACAGCAGGATCGGCCAACATCCCCGAGATCGCCGCCCGGAAGATCGCCTCCGACGTCGGCCGCTTCCTGGAGATCACGACCGACCAGCTCACGGTCACCGGCAACGCCTCCTTCGTTAACGCTACCGCCCACCACGTGTGGACTGAGATCGTCACGGCGGGTCAGGGCGAGTTCGAGCAGATCAAGGCGGGCATGCTGGCCGCCAACTCCGTGAACGCCTCCAACATTCAGGGTGGCGCGATCGACGGGCAGGTCATCACCGGGGCCACGCTCCAGACGTCCAAGCGGAACAACGACGGCATCAAGGTCGACCCCTGGGGGATCCGCGCCTACCGGCCCAATGGCAGGATGGCGTTCTCCGTCAATGCCGCCACGGGCGGCGTGTACGTTGACGGGGACGTCGGTATCTCCGACTCCTGGTCCAAGGCGCGGTTCGTGGACATCATCGAGCAGCTGTCCGGTAACGATGTGGGCCAGAGGGGTGACCGGTGGGGCGTCGGCCTGGAGATGAACAGGCTCTCCTCGCCCTACAAGTACTCCGCGCTAGTGACGTTCAAGGAGGACCCCACCAACCGGGGCGGGATCCTGTACTTCCAGGCCCCGTCCAACGCTGACAATGGAACCCCGAACATGCGCCTGTCCACTACTGGACTTCAGGTGTACGGCGGGAAGACTGTCAGCTGGAGCATGAGCGCGTCTAACTCGGGCTTCCAGGGAGGCGCCGCGGGCAGGGCGTCGATCTCGGTCAACAACTACTCTTCGAGTATCGGCATGAACGGGGAGATCCCGTTCATGGTAGAGCGTGACGGCTGCCACATACGCCCCTTCGGGGACCGTTGGAAGGGATTCTGGGTAAACAGCCGCGCAACCATTATGGGGTGGGAGTCCCAGAAGCAAGCCATTGTCGATAAAGACGGCTTCCGGGCGGTAGGCGGGAAGACGTTCATTATGCGCGTCCCCGGCGAGTGGCAGAAGCGGAAGAAGATGCTCCAGCACTGCTGTACCGAATCCCCATACGATGGCATTGAGTACTGGGAGAACGTGGTCCTGGACAGCTGCGGTCGAGCCACATGGGCACTCCCTGACTATGTGCCCAAGATCGCCTCCCCCGCCGCGCCCTGGGTGGCGTTCACGTCATCCAAGGCTGTCGCAGTCATCAATCGCACCGGCTATGGCGTGGACGCGGAGCCTTGGACAGTGGACATCTTCGGCAAGCCCGGTGAGGTGGTCGGCGTCCTCGTGAAGGGTGCACGTCAGATCGACGACTGGGACCCGGACACAGACGTCGTAAAGCTGCGGGACCGGGCGGTAGAGTCCGTGTGGGTAGACCCGCCACTCCCCTCCCCCTCCGGCGAGGAAAATGACGTCCCCCGCGATGGGTGGGGTGTAGCAATTCCGCCTAAGGACTGGAAACCTGAAGGAGACAACGATGGAAACACAGAGCACACAAGTTGACGCCATCGCGGTGGTGGACGCTCTCACCTATGAGATCGCATCCCTCACCCGACGAGCCGTTATCGCCGAACAGCGGGTGGCTGCCTTGGAGGCCGAGCTGGCCGCCGTAACCAACCCTAAGGAGAGCAAGTGACCGTAGGATCCGTAACCGCCGAGATCGCGCGGGAAATCTGTGACAACCAGCCCGTCGGCTACAGCCAGGGGGAGGACCGGCGCACCTGGTACGCGGCGGCCGACGCCCATGGTCGAGTCTCCAGTCCGCAGAACGCGGACTGTTCGAGCCTGGTCGCTGGGTCGATCTCCTACGGCCTTCACCACACCTATGGCGTGCCATGGGGCCACAAAGCCCTGTTGGAAATCAACGATTTTTGGACGGGGAACCTCCGGTCCGGTATGGAGGCCCGAGGCTTCGAGGAGGTCAACTGGCCCAACGAGAACCTGACGCCGGACGGCGGTTTCCGGGTGGGTGACATCGTCCTCAGCGCAGCGAATGAAGGTGGCGTCGGCCACGTCATCGTGATCGTCGAGGACGGTTACGACCCGCTTGAGTCGGAGGCGTGGATCGCCGAGACTGGCGACATATACGGGGAGCGCGGCGACCAGACCGGCCAGGAGACCCGCACCGAGCGGTACAGCGAGCACCCGCACACGCTGCGTGGGGCGTGGACGTCCTGTCACCGGTTCACCGAAGCGAAGTTCCTCAGGCAGTGGCCTGAGTTCGCGAAGGGGAAGCCGGCCTCCAAGCCGGCC